CGCCTTAATAGCAATATTTACTTTTCTTTGTAATAGTCCCAAGCAGAACCGAAGCCCGGTTCATTGTCTTTGTTATTGTCGATTTTTGAAACGAACACGATTCCACGTGCGATTGCTAAATCACCCTTGTTATAGGTCTTCTTTTCATCCCACGGCTTGATTTCAACCTTTGGCTTATCTTGACTGTTTTCTTGTTCTTTCAGCAATTTGTAATGCTTTGTGTCCTTATCAGGTGTGTTACTTGCCTCTGATGTGACCGCTTCAACAACTTCATACGGATTGCCCTTGTACTTGAAACGTTCCCCCTTATGATATGGAAATTTATAGCCGTTCCAGTCATCCAAGAACTTTGACCACTTGATCACGTCTTTGATTTCAGCGTTTTGCAGCCCTAACGCGATAAATCTAGCGACCGCTTCTGTTTCTGCTTTTTGTTTTGCTAACTCAATAACAGATTGAGGTACTTCGGAATAGTTAAACTTGACTTCGACATTTTCCCCGTCTGTCATTAGCACGTTAAATGATTGCAACTTTAAGAAACGATACTTGTAAATCTCAACAATGTTTTCTTTTCCATCAACAATCTTTTTGTCATTCACTGTAGCTTCGGAAACATTGTTGCCATCAAACACTTTTACTGTGTTTGGTAGGTCTTGTAATTTGATTGTTAACGTTACACTATATTCAGAAAACTGTGTTACATCTAATTCTTTGCCATCTTGTAATTTAATATACATATTTTTCCCTTTTTTACGCTGTTCTGCGCCAAATATTTACACAATAATATGGGGGAATACTACTGCCACCAGTTGTTTCACCATATACGGCTGCCGCGTATGCTAACGTATTATTTTTGTAATTTGCATTATTTGCATATCGCGTATTTGCGACTCTTGGATACTTAGTTGTATCCACCCCCTGTGATACAACTAAGCCAATTCCCGCTCCATTATCAACGGTCTGTCCTATCAATGCAGTCAATGTATTATTCTGCACATATGTTGAACCATGCGTATGTGTTTTATTGCCTCCTACCATTCGCATTGTATAACCATCGCCAGAGCCAACAATAAATCTACCTTCAACTTTTACCCACGTTCCACCAATTTCAGTATTAGGATTAAAACTTCGATTGTCATTGTAAATGACAGTGCCAACCGGATAGATTAAATCACGCATAAACTTATATAAATCACCTTGCTTATTTTTCAATTCTGTAAGTTGATTTAACTGTCCTAATTGTTGATTAACTTTATTTGTTAGTTCATTTGTTTTTTGATCTATAGTATTTGCAAGTGTTGTTGTTGCAGTAGAAATTTGATTAGTGTACTTATCGTTTAATTTACTGTATGTTCCATCATCCGTTTTCACATAATACTCGTAAGCTGCGAAGTTGCCATTAACATCAACTTGCGATTTCCCAAATTGCATGATTGGCTTCATTACAGATAGCGTTACATTTCTCGAAACAGATTGTCCAAAACTATCCAGCACAGTTACTTTATATGTAAATGACTGATTAGGGTCAGCACCAATAATCGATCGTGTGTCATTCCATTTAACACCATCGTGATTGGATACTAAGCCTGTACTGTTTCCACCACCAACTACTGTTAATGTAATCTTATTTTGTACATTGTTTATTGTGCCATTCCAGTAAATTCCACTTGATTTCAGTGTTGCATCATCTGTATCCCCATCACGCAATACCGATAAATTTTGAATAACTGGATAGTCATACATAATGTAATTGGTTGTTAACGAGATATTCTCTTCGTTATTTCTGCTATCAGTAACAGTTATGCTAATAGAAATTCTGTCGCTATCGTTACTAATATTTTCAAAAATATCATCAACCATATTAGTGCTGTATGAGCGTTTGACATTGCCATATGTAACTTTAATTGACTTTATGCTTGCATACTTCTTACCCTCTGTTACAATTTTCATTCGTTTGTGTGATAAGAAACGTACATAATCCTTAATGTTTCCTACAACATTTTTAAATGAGCCATTTTCTATAATTTCATAACTCTTTATTTCAGGCTTATCTGTAATTGCAAATGGTTGTTTTCTTTCATCTGTTCCAAGTTTTTTGGTATACCCATTCTCGTATGTTTCTAACGAGAAAATAATATCAAATGCACCCCTATCAATATTTGCCGAACTTATATAAATTTTTTCCCATTCATTTTGTTCTAACCTGATAATTTGATTTTGTAAATAAGGTCTAACTGTTTTAATGACATCACCATTAGAAAGTTTAATTACCGCTTGTTCAACGAAACCGCTACTTTTAAACGTACATGAGTATTCGCCTTTTTCGTTGTCCATGCTTGCAGAAATGATTTCGCTTAATCTTGGTGTTGCTTCACCATCAAAATAAGGTGCATAAGCTTTAAATTCCGATGGGACATCATATAATGAATCTCCGTAATTTGACCTTGCTATCCAATGAATGCCGACTCTTGCTTTTAGAGAACCATCAGCGTTATGTCTCACCTTGAATTTAATGTAGCCTTTAAACGAAGTTCCCCCCGATGTGTGAGGTATTGACACAAATTTTAGCTCGACTGGTGTCTTGTTTTCTGCGTTATCTTCCCAAGTCCAATAGTATCCAATCTTTGCACTATTTTCGGAATAATAGTAAAAAGTATCTTTTGGTAAATCAACTGTAATCTGCATAACAATAGTTGATGTATTGTTAGCATGGTCTATTTCTGATTGCGCCCATTCTGTTGAAATATAAAAATTATTATGTGAAAAACTTTTATACTTCCATTGCCCATAGAAATTGCTAGAACTTATTTCTTGCCAATTTATTGTCATTCGTCCTCGCTACCTCCTAACCAGAATAGATTTGTGCAAGATACGCTCTTGCCTGTGATTTCATTCATACGCCCACGTTTAAACTTATGGGCGCATACTTGTACGTTACCCTCTGCTCTTAGATCATTTACGCGTGCTTCCGTTGTGTTAATTTCAATCATCGTTTTATCGTTAGTTATGATTTTATATGATTTTTCATCGAACACCTGTTCAGTTGTAGAACCCTCTGCACCCTGAATGTGCATGCCGTCAGGCAACAACTTAATCTGCTTTAGTACCGATGTCTTACCATCAATCACATTTGTCAGCGATTGCGTGATACTGTCTTTTTCAATCGCTAGTTCTGCCTTAGTTGCATATGACTGTGATTGCGACTTGATGTTATTTATTTCTTCTTGCATGGTTGAGGATTCTTCAACAATCGCTCTAATGCTTCCATCAAGCTGTTCTAGGCTTGATTTAGTGGTTGATAGTACATCTGCTATACCATTTAACACATCATCTTTAAACGGCTCTGAAACGGATTCAGTAAGATCTGTATATATTGTTTTATATCTTGACCATATCCACGTTCCATCAGTTTTTTCTGGTCTAGTGATAGTCCAGCTTCCACCTGTTTGCTCTGTTTTGGATGTTGATAGATAGTATTCAGCATTTACTTGCTTAACACCTTTACCAGCCTTGCCAGTAACGCTCGGTGAGTACACATCACTTGTTGTGTTATCGCTGTATGTATATGTCTGTTTAGTCCACACAGTCCAGCCATCTGTCACAACCGGAACAGTTGTAGTCCATGCTCCTGTCGGAACTTCTGTTGCGCTCTTACCTGCTTGATAAGTCACTATCGGTGTTCCGACAATCCCTCTACCTGCATCACCTTTTGTGCCTGTTAATTCAAATGGCTCGTGCCTAATTTCAGCACCGCTCGCAGTAACATCTGCAAGCATGTACCATAAATGTTGTCCCTCAATTGTATAGGCTTTATCAGTACTCCAACCACTATCATCCTTTGATGGCTTTTCGTTTGATGTAGTTTGTAGATAGTACTGCTTAGTTCCTTTGATGGATGTCTTGGTAGTGTTGGTTAAATCCATCAATGTTTCTGTTAATAATTTATTTCCAACATTGATTGTACTTGCATTGATTGTACCTGCTGTGATCATTGCTCCATTGATTTGACCGTCTGCAGTTATTGCAGTTGTATATGGCCCAGCATACCCATTAGAGCTAAATCCTAGCCCACCTTGGGACCATCTCCATACATTTCTTGCCCGTGTATAATCTGCATGATCAGAGATTACTAATTCCGACCAGTTTCCATTACCATCTGTCACTTTGGTAATGTATCCGCTAAATCCACTAATATTAGCAGTAGCGTGTTCTATTGCACTTTCTAATGCCGATTTGATAACGGGTTGGATAGTTGCTTTTGTTGATTCTTTGATTGTATCAGCAAAGTTACTTCTAGCTTCTCCTAGTGTAACTTTATCGTATCTATCCGTTAGCACGTTGTATTCGGTCTTTATAACTTTAGCAGTAGCATTTACCCCAAGTTTATCGAAAATAACATGGACCGTATCACATAGACTTACTCTTTCAAGTGAGACTATGTTTTTATATTCTTCCGTTTGCCACAGTTGAATAAACGATACATCAATTGTCACTTTCGGAATCCCTACGTTGTTATTTCTGATGTACTGACTAGCTCGATTATTCAATTGTCCTTTATCGGGTTTCTTATCATACTCTGTCGAGCAATCCAGTACATATACTCTCTCTTTGAGATAGTCTGCATGATTGCTTAAATACTGAATATCGCCTATCAATACCTCTTGCTTATCGTTCTCTTCTTTGCTCCAATATGCAATAACACCTGTATATACAGATTCAATAGACTCATCTTGCTTTAAATCAGTTAGATTCTTGCCATATCGAATCGTAACACCGTTATCTCTTCCGCGGTTTTGATGAACTTTAACCGTTAATCTATCAAATTCTAACTCTGCGCCATTTCCGAAAGAGTCCAAGATAGAGCCTTTAGTGCCTGCTAGTCTGCTTCTAAATGTAGCAGGTATTTTTTGATTATATTTCCCACTACCAGAGATGTCAGTCCAGACATCAAACGGATTAGAAATCATCGAGTTTGTTTTTAGACCATTTAGCGCAGATGCACAATCTCCAGCTTTAAACGGTGCTACTGGTATACCGCCCAAATCATAGCTGATATGTTGAGCATATACTCTTACCACACCATTTAATGGACGTGTTATCTTATAAATTCTAAAAGGCTGTGCGCGTTTTCCGTCGCTTGGTACCGCAAATACAATTCTGTTGTTTCTTATTTCTTCATAGTGAATGCCACCGAGTGGATATTCCATTTCCAATTCATAAGAGCCATTTCTTTCTTCAATAACTGTACAAGAAATGGCATCAGCAAGTGTGCCAATGCCATTCGTCGTAAATTGTTTTTCTGTTGATTCATATAAGATTGGTTTCATATCGTATACCACCGTGGTTTGATTTCAACTTTAATAATACCAGAGCCTAATGTAATGCCTGTTGTTGCATTAGCAATCAGTACAGGCTCGTTAACCAGCTCGATGTTACTATTTCTATTATCTGCACCTTCATATGCATTAAGAGTTTCACAATCTAACTCTATATATTGTGTCCCTGCTTTTTTAATTTTGATTGTGCTATCCCCTAACTTAACTTCGCCAGTGCCATAAATTTTCAGTACCGGTTTAGCAGCGTAACTAGTAGGATTTTCAATACTCCCTGTTGTAGTTAATGTTGTAATAGATTCTCCACTCTTGAGAAATTTCTGAGGCATACAGTCAAATATGATTTCAAAAGATGCACTCTGTCTATCCTTCTCTCCTACTTCAAATGCGCCGTTATATCGCGCCATTCTGTAGTATGTTGGGTTGATTGTATCCTCTAATCTTTGATAGCCGCTAAATGCATTTAAATGCGCTCTCAGTTCATCAAGTTTAGACTTCATTTCTTTAGTCATATAGCATTGATAAGTTAACTGAAAGTTATTAAAAGTATTGCTATTGAGAGGTGTTAATGTTCCACTTCTTCCAGCCACTTGTATCTCATTTAGAATACGTGATGCAGAGTCCCATCCATTACTATCGCTTATAAACGTAAAAAAGGAAGAGGACTCCCTTCCTGCATACGTGAATGTATTAGCCATTGAAAGCCATCTCCCTTCTTCTTTCCATATTAGTTAATTGTTCCTCAACCATTTCAGCCAATCTCTTAGAATCCCCATTGTATCCATTGATGTTGATCGTGACACCACCCATGTTTACAGTTCCGCTATTATTCCCCTTACTTGACATTAGATTACGCAAGTAATTCTCTGACATTATCACTTCTCGTGCTGTTTCACCACCACCAAGTAATGTATTGCCTCTAGCACCAAAGATAGTAGCTCCATCTAAGATACGTGGATTTTTAGTCGCTCTATCATGCCAGTCCACGCTTAAATGAGGCACCTTCGGAGGTAATAACGAGAACTCACCGACTAAACTAAAGTGAGGTAATGATATATGAGGTAAACTCCAATTAAAGTTAAATATACCCTTTAACCAGTCAACAATAGGTGCCACAAATGACTTAATTCCACTAAATACACTTGAAAACGTACTCCTTATAGATTCCAACGGATTTTTAACAAAGTTAGCCAGCGCATTTATCCCAGCACTGATACCATCTAATACAGGTTTAAGTACACCTGACCAAAGACCTCCAATGGCTGAAAACACAGTAGATACAATGCCCTTAATCGCTTCAAATGCAGTATGGAATACTGGTTGTAATACTCCTGTCAGAAACGCGCCAATCGCCGTAAAGACTGGTTTCAATATACCTTCCCAAATTGATTTAATTAAATTGAATACAGACTGGACTACATTACCTATTGTTGAAAAAGCAGTTTTTAAAATTGGCAACAATGTATTTGTTGCAAAATCACCAATTGCTTTAAATGCAGGCTGTAACGTATTATTCCAGAAGCCTACAATCGCAGTAATAACATTACCAATTACTTCTTGTATATTTTTCCACGCTTCATTAACGAAGTTTCTAAAATCTTCATTATTCGTGTACAGAAGTACTAACGCTGCTATAACTGCGCCAATCGCCGCCACAATTGGATGAGCCATCAAAAAGCCTAATCCTTCTGACAGTTTCCCGATTGAACCTGTGATTCCCGAAATGATGGAAATAACAGGACCTGCTGCAGCTAAAACACCAACAGAAGCAAGAATAAACTGTTGCATACCAGGGTCTAATCCTTCCCACTTATCTATTAGGCCGACAACGGTATCAATTAATGTGGCAATAACTTCATTTAAAGCAGGCATGACTGCTTCAGCAATTTTATATCCAAGTAACTGTATGTTATTCAACGCAATTTTAAAATTGGCAACAGGGTCTAAAGTTGCTGTATAAGTGTCTGCAACAGAGCCTAATGCATCTTGCAATGATACGCTAGAATCAACAAACATGTCTGCAGATAGAGTGCCATTTTGAAAAGCGGCATATAACTGTGGACCAGCCTTTGCACCAAATACAGAAATTGCACCATCTGTAGAAGATAGTGCTTTTACGAAAGCATCTTGCATGCTGATTCCTTCAGCCATTGCTTTTGCTTGCACCTTTTTTAAGCCCTGCATAGCAGTTGAAACATCTACACCAGACTTTTCTAAGTTACCTAAGAGCGTAGCTGCACTTGCCGCGTTTAAGCCCATACCCTGTAAAGCCGTTGCATTAGTTACAAGGCCCGTTTCTAGCGAATCCATGCTTACGCCTGTATCCTGACCGACTTTATTCAATGTATCTAAAAAAGCGCCTGTATCATCCGCCGACAATCCGAATGCAGAAATTGCTTTCTGCACTTGATCTATCGACTGATTAACATCGACACCATTTATTTTTGCAAATTGTAAAAACCTATTTGATAGGTTATTTAAAGTCCCACCAGTTACCCCAAATCGTGTATTAACCTCTCCGACGGCTGTGCCAACATCTTTAAACGAAAACTCCGTACTAGTTGCTATTAGCTCAACAGAATCTTGCAAATCTTTTAATGCGCCACCTGTAGCTCCAGTTTTTTTGATGACTGTATCCATACCATCATCAACTTGTGCCCAAGCGGCCATAGATGCAGTAGCAATACCAGCAATAGGTACAGTTAATCCTTTTGTCATTGCATCGCCTATTGGTTTCAACGAGTTACTAATACCACTTAATTGTTTGCTAAAGGTGCTAGTAAACGCATTCCCTGATTGCTTTCCTGCGCTTTCTCCTGCCTTTGCTGTTTCTTTCCCCAACGTTTCAGAAATAGCATTTCCTATTCCCTCAGTAGTTGGTATGAGTCGCACATAGGCGCTCGCCAGTTCGATTCCATCCGCCATTATGCACCTCCGTATCTAGACCTATTAAAGTCATCTTTTGACATATATGTTTTACAAGAATCTTTCTTTTTGCTCTTATCTTCTCTGCCCAGAACTAAATCAACTAGTCTTGTAGGCATTTCTTTTTTGTTATTCCCTACAAGCATGTACTCAATTTCAGATAAGCGATCGTGTATGCTTGGCAATAACAAGTAGTCAGGAATTTCTTGGATACCCTGCATCTTTTTATAAATTCTTGATTTTGCCCCTAAGCCGAATACAAGAACTGCCACCTTTGTTGGTGGAAGGCCCTTATAGTTAAAAAGGTGATAAGTCTCTGCTAAATCGCAGGTCAACTCATCACCATATTTATTAACAATTTCGGCAAGGGCAATTAGTTTTTTACGTTATTAATCGAAGACATGAAGCTTGATAATTCTTCACTCATCTTGGTAGCATGCACTACACCATCATCTGATAAGGAGCGTACATGCTCTTTGAAAGCATTATACCCATCCTCACCAAGAAGAATCTTCACTGCTGAAATGAGAGAAGCTGTCTTGCCTTTATCTGCTTCTCCCCATAACTCTAAAAGTTCCCAGTTATCTAATGCACTATCTTTAATCTCAATTTCAAAACCTGTTTTTGTCTTGCCTTTCATTTTTTATCTCCTATGCAGTTGGTGCTTGATAGTAATCGTATGATGTATTGCCATTTGCATCGAGCATAGCACTAAGTGTTACATCATAGCCGATTGCAGAATCTTTCTTATATGCCAAGTCACCGAGTTCTGTAATCTTTGCATTAGGCACAACGATACGAGATAGCGTTCCATCCAGCATTACTGTGTCGATAACCCACGCGTTAGCAACTGGCTCTAATGCGTTATGTTTAACTGTCATAGATGCTGTTGTTGTCCCATCTAACTTGCCTGTCACGTTAGTATCGCCATATACTGCCTTCTGCACTAAGTCATTGAGTGTTTCAATCATCTTAAATTTAAATGATTCTTTGTACTCTGTCTGAACGGTCGCTACTACGCCGCCGCCCCATTCTTTAATGTCATTAGAGCTTCTTGATTGTGAGCGTGTAACACCTTCCTCAGAGATGTATCCAACACCTTTAAAAGCTGCATCTAAAGCAGTCTTTGCATCTGTAGGTAGTGTAGTTCCAAGCGGAGCGTAATATACAGCGCCTGTGACTTTAGGGCTGCTTGTTGATACATTTTTGGCTTTATTTGTATTTGCTTCTGCCATATTATTCCTCCATAAATTGTCTTGTTACAACAGAAAAAACCGCTTGATAGCGGTACTCTTTCGTTGAAATATTTGTAAAATTGTAATCGTTAATAAGACGTATAGACGATAGTCCTCGCACACTTGCATAGACCATTACCTTTTTAGTTTTCTCATTTAATTGAGCCGCCTTCAATAACGACGGTGCGTGTGATTTAATTGCAATCGTTGATGTTGTGACCCAGTCTTTACTGGATGTTCCTGTTTTCTCGACGATCACATACTCATCAGGAGCGTCCTTAGGTCGCTCCATATAGGCTTTAATACCTTTGCTGTTTAGCAGTTTAATAATTTCTGATTCGACCATTATATCTACCCCTGTGTACTTTTTAAAAGCGTGTTGTTTTCTAGATTATCCTCTTTTGCCTTATCGCTAGTGGCTTTGACAAGAGCTGTAACACGCCCATCCTTTGATGAGTGCATTATTTTATACTCGTATCCTTCACCTGCTCTTGATACCTGACTACGTGCCAGTTCTTCTATATAGCCCTGTACAGCAGGACAACGAAGTAGCTCACCTACTCCTTCTCTATTGATTTCTAGACGTTCTAAAATGGTATTACTCATAGCGCTCTACGTAGTACTTATCATTCCAACGTAATGGAATCATCTTATCAATACCCTTTTGAGGTAATGAGAACACGTGCCAGCGATAACCATAAAACTCTACAATTGCATCAGTCCATACATGTGTATCGCCCTTAAGAATGCCTAGTTGATACTGTGCTTTTTTTCCGTAGAGATTAGTGACATCAAGATTTTCTTGCGAGCCTACTGGTGCGACCAGAACATCATCAACTTCTATCGGTTCCCCATCCGTGTAGATGGGTGCGTTGAAAGCATCTGTCCCTGTCTGAACTCGTGGAATGATTTTAACAGCAATTCCCTTAATGGATGCCATATAGGTCCACCATTCCAAAGCGCTGGCGTGTTAGTCCCAAGCGCTTTAAGTCCTTCTTCAAAATAGACATTCCACCACCTGTATTCACATATGTTCCTGACCATGAATAACCTAGTGCAGACTGTGATTCTTGCGATAGAGTACTAGCATTATCGGATGATAACTGGTCCAAATATCGCGAAATGACATCTACAACAACAGATTTTACAACGTTCGGTAGTATTTCGCCCTTAGCAATCATTTCATCCAGGTCTTTTCCAACCCTCTTAGCCTCTTGTCGTAGTGAATCAGAAACAATTGGCAATAACGCCTCTACTTGCTCCTGTTCTGCATTTGATAGATGTTTCCAAAGGCTATTAACATCATTTACGCTTGCTAGGTTTGTCATCCTTTACCACCTTCTTTTCTTTAGTGATTATAGGAGACGGCTTTTCAACCGCCTCCCACACATCACTAATTAAAATGGATGAAACATCAATCACACGTCCGTTTTTAATGTTTCTGTACTGCATGATTAAGCCTTAGCAATCTTCTTGAAGGATGCAGTATCTAAGATTCCCCAACCGATGTATGCTTCAGCACGTAATACAATCTGATTTGTACGCTTTAGGTCGCCCTGTCCATCTGGATCACCATACTCAATGATTTCGCATGGTACATTTTCAGTGTAGCCCCACTTAAATGCATTTTGGAAGTCACCGACAATGGCTAAGTCCTTAGATGTACCAAAGGATACTGTGTTGTTTACATCTGATGCCATGCCATAGAATGCTTCTGGATTCTGACCAAAACGGAACTCAGGATATTGCACTACGCCATTAACTTTAATCTTGGATAATGCTGCGCTGAAGGCTGGAGCCATTGCGATGCCTGTTACGACACCATCTTCACCTGTGATAGCCTGTACTGCTGTATCGATATCTTCATCTTCCTTACCTGCAGTTGTTGTAACTGTAGCAATTGTAGACATATCGAAGTTCTTAGCCGCTAAGCTAGATACAGCAGTCTTTGTAGAAGGGTTCACACCGTGGAAAGCACTAATATCTAATGCACGTGCAATCTTAGCAGCAAAGCCATCCGCAAATGCCTGTAAATATGGAAGTTGCTGTTCTTCTGACATATTTACAAATTCATCTGTTAAACGATGCTGATAAACAAACTTCACTGGTGTGATTGTTACAGGATTAAAACTAGCATCACCAGCAGGCTTATTTTCTCCTTCGCCCACGATAGATGCTTCACCGTCCATCGCAAATACCATTTGTGTATTGCCTGAAAATGGAATTGGTGTTTGTCCTGATAATTTAGCAAGAGATGAATGTCCCTTAGCTTTTGAAAATACTTCTGATACTAATTCTGCTGGAAATAGGTTTGTTGATTTTGTAATAGTTGCCATATTTTTTATTCTCCTTTAAGTGATTTTGCTAATGCTCTAACTGCAGCATTCTTTCCACCGTCATGCTTCTCTTCTTGATCAGCAAGCGGTACAATAGACTTATTTTTGCCAATCAGTTTTACAAGAGATTCTGCATCTTTGCGAATATCATCTTCTGACTCTCCTGATAATCTTGACGCCATTTCGTATGGTAGTCCTGTCTCATGAGCAATTCGCGTTTTTACCGAGGCGGTCTCGTAGCTCTTGATCTTACTGTCTCTTTCTGTAATTTGACGGTCGAAATCAGCGTACTTTTTAGCAGAAGATTCAGCTTCTTTTGTCAATGAAGCAATCTGCTTGTCATAATCTCCCTTAATCTTGGAAAGATCGTCAGGGCTTGTATATTCTTCGTATTTTTTTGCTAGCGTTTCACGCTCTCTCCCTAGTCTATCCTTGATTAGATTGTCTAACTGTTCTTGTGTTGTGATTGGTGTAAAATCTGCCATTTTATTAAGTCTCCTTTTCTCCTCTTCAATCCGTGAGGTATACGTAAGTGATGCTATCTAAAAAAGCGACTTACAATAGTCGCCTTAATAGAATACTTTTTGTTTTCTGCGTTCTTTCGTCTTCTTACATGACCAGAACGCAAAAATCATTGACTCCATCAGAGACACATCAACTGTATCCTTGATGGATTTAAAACCAAAACCGCCGTTGCTACCAATCGCACGGCGTTGCACATTTGATACTGATTGAGTTAGTGATGGTTGCCCTTTGTGACATATCAGTTTTTGATCTAGACACTGTTGGAAAAGTGCGTTAGCTTCAATGACTTCTGATACTTTAGGAAAGATTGGCTCCTTCTTAATTCCAGCCTCTTTCATCGCGTCTGCAAGTAGTTGCTGACCACTTGCCCCATCTATTACTACGTTTTGTAGTTCTGCTTGCTTTAAGAAACGAGCCAACCATCCTAAGCCATTACGTTGTGGCTGACAATCTATACTTTCTACAAAAATTAAATCGTTTGTTGTCTTAACTGCAACACTTAATGCAACATTTTTTCCATCAGCACCAAAGCGGATACCTGCATACAGTTTTCCTTTGAACTTAGGCAACTTATCAACCTGTAATTCCTTCCATTGTGATTCGCTGATGTCTGATTTCAGATTTAACTTAGTCCAGTATCCTAAACGCTGAATGTTGAAATCCAATTCATCTTCACCAATTTCATCACGTATCTTACGCTCAGTTAAAATTGTACCCAGTGACGGATTTGTCTCATACCAAGCTTCTACATCATTTACATCTGTCATGCTTTCAACAGACCACTCAGCCCAGCCTGTGTTGCTGGTCTTTCCTGCCAATGTATTTTCTCTCATGTGAGTAAATACTGTGCCCGAGGATACCATTGTAGGCGGTGTTCCGCAGAATATCGTCTGTGGATTCGGAGATGAAGAAACAACATACTTCAATGTAGTCTCTTGGTCGTTCTGATATTCCTGTGCCTCGTCAATGATGAGTAAATCATATCCTTCACCAAGTCCACCTTTAGATGTTCTTGTCCGAAACGACGCAAGTCCACCACCTTCTATCATCTCGATTTTTTCCAAGCCATATTGACGAGTAACTATGAAATCTTCTTTTTCTTTGTATCCGGCTTTGGCCATAATGTCATATAGACGGCTAAAGGCTGAACTAGATGTTGGTGTTCTGTGCGCTGTATGCAGTATATGCTCACCTTTAATTAAGCCATACAGTTCTCGTATGGTAATGACTTCGTTCTTACCATTTCTTCGAGGTACAGCATATCCGAACTTCGAATGCACCCATAGTTCTTCATCATCATAGGAAAGTAAGTCATAAATCAATAACTTCTGCCAGTCCTGCGCTTTACGTTTTGATTTTTCATATAGTTTAATTGCTTCTTCTCCATACGTTTTTTCGTATGGTAATATAACGGATTGAGTTGGTGTCTGGCGACCTAATCTCTTAGTGTCTGCCATACATCCTCCCTATCCGTTCTTGTTTCTTGGCGGTCCAGTTGCCTGTAATTTACTCATTTAAACCTCCTAAAATAAAAACACCGCAATTTTGCGATGTCTTATTCCATACCTGCTAATCTATATTGCTCATTCACCCATTCTTTGAACTTTTCAAATGCCACAAGTGCATCTTCTGGAGCATCATCTATCATTTTACAGTTAACCATATATGGCTCATAAATTTTTTGCAATTGTTTAATTTCATCAGGATATATTAAAACCATAATGTTATCTCCTTAAAATCTTTAAAATACTATATTCCGCTTCAACCTCGTCATATTTTCCGATAGCATACATATCGCTAGCATATTTACTTATACTACCGACATTTTCTCTTGTAATCCCTAGCGTGTCAAGTTTTTTCTTACATTCTGCGCGCAAATCATTAAGATAATCGCGATGATTTTCTGACGTGATTTTATCGTGCTTTTTTTCGTATTCTTGCGCTTGCTTGCAATGATACATTTCATGAAACGGTGTCGAGTATGGGTCTTTCTCGGCAGCGTGTCCTTCTTGCAATAGAACTATTTTCTTTTTATCACCAACAACAGGCGTATAGGAAATTAAATTATTTGCCGCATCATACCGTGCAATAGCATGGTTAATTTCTGCTGAATCCGTAATTAGAATAGTAGGTTTATTATTTACATCAATATCAATTTTCTTTATTGCGGATTCTGTTGCCTTGTTAATATTATGAAGTGCTTTAGGTTTAATCATAGCTTTATCCGAAATATATACATTATTGTAACCATCTACTTTTTTTGCATAAATTTCTGTACCAGATAAGGTTTTAAATTGAGCATTATTTCCACGAACTACAGGTTTATAGTTTTGCACAAACGCTTCATTCGACCGTATCCTTTTTTCTCTTTCTTTATCTTCAC